AAGACCATACTGCTATCGTAGTTAATTTGTTTGTCTTTATTTAATTTCATCTTTTATACATTTATTAAATATTTCTTTACTCTTTTCTATTCCTACCTTTTTAACAAGGTCAGAGAAATCAGTTACGCCTTCTATTTCAGGCATAAAAAAATGAGATACTTTATATTTTTTAGAAAACTCTATCGACAGATTTTTACCAGCAGTATCATTGTCAAATAGACAAATTACTTTTGAAAATCTTTTTTTATATTCTTTCATTACAGACATTTTCATCATTACTGATTCAGACTGTAATCCTATAGCTATTATTTTAAGTACATCAAAAAGACTCATAACGTCTTTTAATGATTTAGTTATTATTAGTAACTCTCCTTTATCAGGAAGTTTTGTATAACCTTGGTGAACACTATAATTAGCATTATTTATCCACTTAAAACTTTTACTATAAGGTTGATATATTTTATAAGAGATTTTATCATCCTTAAATTCTTGATAGGCATAAGCATATTTATCTGTTCTCACAGGCCTATCATTATAAAAAACATATTCAATAGGAATAACATTAAACTTAGTTAAAGTTTTTTTATGTATTCCAAAAGAGGACCAGAACTTAGCATCATGCTTTTTCCAGTTTCTACTTTTTATCCCTATTTTAATAGGAACTTTTTGAATAATCTTTTTAGGAGCTTTTGCTCTTAATACTCTTTCTGCAGATATTTTAAAGTCTGATAAATTAAAATCAGCCACTATCTTTAAAAGAGCTTCTCGATAAGTTAATCCATATAATATTGATACAAGTACTACACAATCTCCAGAGTCTTTAGTAGCTAAATCATTAAACATTAATGTTCCACTACCATTCTTATGATAATATAAACCAAATGAAGGTACATTATCTACTCTTAAAGGACTACACATTTTTGTTGTAGGCCCAGAAGTATCTATATAATATTTATAGATTTCTTCTTGTGTAATATATTTTAGAATTTCATCTTTTGTTAAGATTTCATTATATACTATAGAGTTTAAGTTTATATTGCTCATATCTATAATAAAAAAGGAGCCCTATTTCTAGAGCTCCTTGGTTTAACAATTTACCATTCATCTCCATCAGCAGTTGCTGTTGCAACACCGTTAGATGATACAGCATCAGCTACTAATCTTTCCATAGCATCAATATTGCCAGGTTTAAGTCTAGAATCAGTAACATCCATAGCTTCTATGAAAGGAACCCAAGAACGAACTTGGATATATTCTTTTACTCCCATAGTAGAACCATAGTTAGCAAATACTCTATAAGTACCGCCAGAACCATCTTTTAGAAGTTTCATAACGCCATCCAACATTGCTGTTGCATTAGGATAGTTAGGAAATTCATAATCAGCTCCATAAACAGCGTGGATTAAATGCTTAAGCACTTTACCTTGTTTTTGGATTTGCTGGTCAACAGTATTATAATCAGTATCCTCAGTAACATACCAAAATGCAGTATTTACTTCACCACTATTACCATCAGTATAAGTAAGCTTATAATCAGGTGCTCTGTCTTTATCTTCTGCAGTTTTCTTTCTTACTGAAAGTTTTACATTTTCAACAATACCTGCAGTACCGTTGTTAAAAATTGTTACGTTTGAACCTCCGTCAAACGTGTCGTCATTTAAATTAATCATTTATTTATTTTTTGATTGTTAATATTACCATTGTTCGTCTAAAGTTTCAGTAGGTGCTAAATTTTCAGCTACTTCTTCTTTTACTTGTTCTAACTTTTCAGCAGTTTCCTCAGAAGCTTCTAAAATTATAACTTCATCTGTAACTTCTTCATTATCTCCTAGAGCATTGCCACTAGAAACATGTGTAAAAGTTAAATAATCATTCTCCACTACAAAATGCAGTTCTTGTTCTATAGCATTATCAATGCCTAAAATTCGAGAAATATATTCAAAAGTTCTTTTCTCACTTATAGTATGATTCTTTTTAACAGGTAGTCCGCCTTCACGTACTCCTAGATAAATACTATTATCTGGTGTAAAACCAAATTGTACAGTAGTCTCTCCTCCTACAATATTTAAAGCTTCTATTAAAGCTTTATTAAGTGAAATTCTTCTAACAGAACCTTTTCCTGTTAGTGCCGTCATAGTTGCGACAGGAGTATTATACTTCTCCGTCTTTTTGATCCTGTTTTTGGTAGGAACACCCCAATTTACATTTTCCATACTTTTCGTTTTTATGGTTGTTTATAATTAAATCCCGTAATAATCTTTAATCGCATCAGTTACGACAGTCAAATCATTATCTATTAGTTCGTCATCGAACATCTCCATTGGAGTCTTGCAAGTATTAGTTCCTGAGTTAACAGTTCTAAAGATGTGCCTATTAGGCTTTCCAGGTGCTTTTTCTATATCTGCGTATAGCACTATAGAACTAAAGCTTTCAGGACAGTATTTCTCTAGCTGTTTTCCTTGAACGCTAATCCTTTCCCTTGCAAATCCGTCCTCATCGTAATGAGTCTCTGGATGACAAATTGCATAGACAATAATATCGTCTCGTAACTTTTCATTGATAGTATTTATCAAGTCATATTGTGATGCTGAGAATTTACCCCACTTCTCAAAACCTTTAGCGGCTCTGAAGCTAGGATGCATTACAGCATCAGTCATACATCTTGTCCATGTATAAAGAACGATAACTTTTATCTTGGAATTTTTGTGAGCTTCTTTTAGAGTAGTCATAACAGAAGGCATATCAGAACTCTTTATATAGTTCCCTTTCTTCTCGTTATATTTCTCTCCAAACTTTTTAAATGGTAACGCTTTTTGATCTGTGTTTATCCAGAGCGTTTCTTCTGGATTTAGGTTTCTACCTGACGTAGATTTTCCCATGCCTGATTTTCCAACCAGGAAACATAATTGTGCCATAAATTGTTGATTTTTAATTGTTTAACCTCTATTTAAAGATACGAAAATACGTCTGTATTTCCTATTAAATAGTCTTATTTCTTACCTGTCCCATAAGCCATTATTTTGCTTAAAAGTTGAGGATTTTCTGCTAATTCTTTTGCAGGTGGTAACTCTTTGAATTTACCTACTTCACCTAAAAAATGCATACCTACTACTAAACCATCCATACCATCTCTATTTTTGAGTATATGATTAGAACGATAATTACGTTGTAGTTTTATAATAGGATATCCACGATGCTTCTCCATACCATATTTAAACGGATGGAACAATGCCATTACAGTATTTGCATCTTCCTGAGTAGCACCAGTATCCTTAAAATCGGATAGTTGAGGTTCTTGAGAATCATTTTCCTTACGGTCCATTCCTTCTATCCCTCTATTAAACTGAGATACTATTACAGGAGAATATTTACACATATTCCTAAAGTATACAAGTATTTTTGATGCTCTATCTATTGCTTTCTTTTTATTGCCTTGGTCTTCCTTATTACCGTCTAACAAACCTATATGGTCAATGATAACAAGAGTTATTAGGAAAGGATCATTTGGTATATATTCTATTACTATACCATCCTTATTCTTTATAAACTTACCTCGTTTCTCTGCATATCCCATAAGGTCCTTATATAAATAATTAGGACTACAACTGCTTCTAAAAAACAATGTTTTATCTTGCATTATATCAAAATACTCTTCATAAGAATCTATGATATTTAATACTTCTTTAGGTATTCGGTGATTACCCTTACTATATATTTGATTTATATTAGTAAGTATTCCGTGGTCTTCAAAGACTTTACGTGCTACAAATTTAGCTAGTTTTACAGTGGGCTCTATCTCTAATGAATAATAGATAATTTCTAAATTATAAAAAGAATCATTATTTCGTAAATAATCATAAGGATGAAATACATATGCTGAATCTACAAGCGCAGTTTTACCTGTACCAGTAGCACCACCAATAGTATCGTATCTACCTTGTTGAATATTACAAACATGTTTACTAAGCCTATCAAATCCCATTGTTAGGCCTACATTGTATCCCTTTTTACCTCTATCTATCTCTTTCTTAAGATTATCCCATACTCTTATTTTTGCCATTTAAGATTTATAATATTTCCATAGATATTCAGGCTTTCCGTATATCCCTACAGCTTTTTCTTCAGTTTTATTTAAATAACCAGTTGCTGTCAAATCACTTATTGACCTTCTAACAGATGTTATAGGGCATTTAAGTTTTGTCCTTTCAAGGATCATTGAAGGAGATAATTTCACTCCTTTATTATTCTTAAAGTATTCAAGAATAATATCATCTTGTGATTTAGCTTTATCAATACTAGCTTTTAGCTTAGTACCGTGCTCATTAGTTGTATTATGGTAGCTCATTACAATATTTATTATATGCAGTAAAAAATCCCTTAAATGCCATTTCAAATGTTCTTTTACAAAAGCTACACATATGTCTTACTCCCATATTTCCTTGTTTATAACCAACAATTCCTGCTGGTGCAAAATTGGTAGACAATGTAGCTGTTTTTTCTTTTTCTAATATTTCTCCACATTTATCACATTTATACTCTGTTTTTACTTTCATTTTCATAATGTTTTATACTCTTTCTTCTTTCTCTCCACATCCTCATCAGTAATTCCTATAGCAGCATCTATAGCTTCTTGCATTATAGTTGTTGAAACATATTCATTATCAAATAATACATTCATTATAGCATTTTTTTCTAAATTTTCTTTAATTAATAAATTAAATAAATTAGAATCTAAATCGCTATTAATAAGCTTTAATATTTTCTCATAATTTTCTTTAGTTATATAGTAACCTTCTCCAGGTTCTATTCCTTTTTCATCTAAACCATTATTGTCTAGTTTAGTAAAACCTTCTACTAAGTTTTTCATTAGCTCAGTTCTTTTATTACGTACTCCTTTAATTCTTCTATCTAGTACATATGCAATAGTTTTATCAGTTTCACCATCTATATGTTGATCTAATAAAGTATTTAATTCTTCTTTTGTCCAATTTTTACCATCTCTCAGGTATGTTTTATCTGATGCCATTTTTTTAAATTTTTAATTAATAATTTACTCATTTTCTTTTAGTTCTATTTGTTCATTTAACACTTTCTCTATATGCTGAAAAACACTCTCTGGTCTTTCCCAAGTTTTTTCCGCTCTTTCAACAGCAGATACAAATAGCTTTCTAAACATTGTACCATCTTCTTTTCCTGCCTCTTTAGTCATTTGTGCATATTGACCATATACATAAAGATGAGAGAGCTCTCCTTTAGAATTACTATTGAATATTCTTTCTCCGTAATCTTCTATTTTCAATATTTTTAATGCTTCTTTAAAATTCATCTTCTTTTGGTTTTAAATTGTTGTTGTATTCCAATCAGCACCTTCATCTCCTACAGTTTGTATAAACCCTTCCCATTGCTCCCACAGAGCATTATTTAGGACAGTTTCCATTGCAGGAAGATATTGTAACTTACCAACTAATCGTTGCTTAGCTACAAATGCTTCAATAGCTTTAACAGCTTTATCATGATCTTTCTTTAGCTTTATTTTAAGAAGATATTTCTTCTCATGTTTTATAGCTAATTGACTATCAGGATTACCAGCTCTTAATACACGGTTGCCGTGTCGTATAGGATAAACATTATAAAATTCCCAAAAATTAATTTTATCAGAACGTATGCCTAGCATTTTGCCAACATTACTGTTACTAATAATAGTTTCTTTAAATTTTACATTGTTCTTACTAAGTATATACTTAGTATCAGTTAATGTATTTCTAACTTTAATAGCTTCTTCTATACCATAAAGCTTTTTGATTTTATCAAACTCTTTATTATATAGTAATGCTAATAAAACAAACTGATTAGCAGATAATCCTCTACTAATCAGTCTGTTAGTATCAATATTTAATTTCATTAATAATCAATATTAAGTTTATAATAATGTCCTATTATAAATAATATTAATATAAAGACAGCAAATAATGCTAATCCATAATTATCAATAAACTTTATTATTTTGTCTCGCATAATTTCTCAGTTTTTAAATTAAATTTAGCTATAAACTCATCAAGAGTTAAGTTAGTAATCAAATGCGGAGCAATATCTCCTAAACGCTTTTCCATCCATTTTTCTTCCTGAGTTTCAGGAGAATATAGATTAATGATAATAGCATGTTTACCTTCTTGGTATCTTACTACCCTACCCAGTTGCTGTATCATAGTTCGTTTAGTAGAATTACTACCTGCAATTATACCCACTGAACAGTCAGGGACATTAAATCCCTCGTTCAGTGCTTGAACAGAGCTCAAGAAGCGAATCTTAGTCCTCTTATCTTTGAACCTTTTAATCACATAGTCTTGCTCTTTCTTTTTCAGCTTGCTATGGAAAGTCATAGCAATATCTCCAAGTTTACCTTGAAGACTATCTGCAAATTCAGTAGTAGCACTGAAAATAAGGCCATTCCTTTCAGGAAATAAATCTACAATGCTTTTTACAGCATTTATTTTATTTGTATTATTCAAACAAATTTTCTTTCTACTTCTCATAGAGTTGTAGTAAGCACCAGCCATACCTTGCAGTTGACTGTTGTCAGATTTAATCCATTCCTGAGCAGTACGAAAAGCTTCCGCTCCTCGACCTAATTGTGCAGCAAAATGCTTAAAAGAATTATCAGCTTTTCTATATGCTAATTGTTCTTCAGGTGTAAAATTAACGGCTACGTTATACACCTTATAGGGACTAATCCAACCATTTTCCAAAGCTTCGTTAACGCTTATTTCATCGAAAACTTGAAGATATTCTAATATAATAGCATGAAATCCATCTTCTCTTTCGAGAGTTGCAGTTAATCCCATAATATACTTATAGGATGCCTTTTCAAAAATTCTTCTGAAAGTATCTGCAGCGTATCTATGTATTTCATCTAGTATTAGAAAATCTACTTTGTGGTCAGATTTTATAGCAGTGTTAATGACGAGAACACTAACTATACTGATTCTGTTCTTCTTGAGTTCTTGTTCCCATTGTTTTTTTAATTCAATTGTTGGTACAACAACAAGTACAGATTTTATATTTGCTTTCTTAATCATTCCTCGAATGCCAAGAATAGCTGTGTAAGTCTTACCGAAGCCAGTGGGGTATTGTGCAATACCTCTAAATTTATTGGCTTTCCATTTACCAAGACCTACAAGTTGTCTTTTAGTTCTATCTAGTTCCTCCATTACGTAATAGGTAAATCAGATGCAACTTGTTCAATATGAGATTCAGGAAGGTTATATAAACTCATTAGTTCTATCATCTTCCCATTACCCATTTTAGTGAGTACAGAACTTTCTTCTAAAAGAAGGCGCTCTTCTCCATCTTCATCTGGAACATCGAATACATCTATAAAATATCCTAGTGCAATGTCAAAACCGTAGGCAATGTGTTTACCATTGTCTAACTGTTTAACATATCTACTCATAATTTATAAATTTATAGGACCAGGATAATCTTTTTTATAATCAATTAATTCCTTAATACATTTTCTGACTTCTGCGCCAAAATTTGCATCATTTGGATATTTATTATCTAAAGCGATTACATCTGCTCCTAGTTTCATCATAGTGTTTGCTAGACCAAGCTTATTATAATTTCCAGGAATTTTCCTAGATTTATAAACACTATCTTTTACTTGCCTGAGCTCATTCAGGCCTCTCTTTTTTTCTCCCATAACATTTGTTTTTTTGATTTATATTAAGAACCGCATCCAAAACATTCAAAATGAGAATCTTCAGGTTTGACACCCTTATCAGCCATTTCTAATTTGTGTATTTCATCACGAATATTCATGTCTTTTAACATATCACCTGTTAATTTTTTTTCTAATTCTTCAATTTGACTTTTTGTTTCAGAACTCATCTTTTATTTTTTTAAGGGTTATACACTTTTCATACTCTTCTATATCAGCAAAAAAATCAATAACATTTTGAATATCATTTTTATCATAGTCATAAGGATCTATGGCAAATAATATTAGATGCTTACCTTCTTCTATAGCATCTTCAATACTGAAGATACCTGTTAAAAAGAGGTAAGTATCCAACATACATTGATATTCACTGTATTCTTCTTCCAATGTTCTAGTGAGCCCAAACCTCAGTGATACAAGGTTCAGCTTTTAATTTTATAGTTTTACAGAATTTATCCCCTGCTCTTTCCATACAATCCTTCAACACTTTAGCTAACTCTTCTGCTTTATCTTTACCACATTCCAAATGAAGCTCATCATGAACTACATTAGGCATTAGTACTTTAAATAAAAGATTCTTAGTTTGTAAGTATCTGAACATATATATTCCAGCAAGTTTAGTTATATCGGCAGAGCTACCTTGAATAGGATAATTTAATGACATTCTCTCTATATCTCCCTTTTTCATAAAATATTCTCTAACCTTTGGTTTTAAATTATTTCTAAAATCATCGCTATTACTAGCTTTTGCAGCTTTATAACGAGACCAAAATTGTTTATCGCCATAAAGTTCTTTATGCAACCTTTGAAATTCCTCAAAGTATGGCATAAAACATTTTCTTCCACTAACCTCATTAAACTCTATATAACCAAGTTTTAGGGCTTTTTGTTTCTCTTTTTTGAAATAATCCGCTAGCCCAGGGAATGCTTTAAAATAAGCTTGGTATACCTCTTCTCCTTTGTCCAAAGGTAAGGATAAATTTTGAGCAATTGTAATTCCAGTACCACCATAATTAATAGCAAAACCTGCTCCTTTAGCTATCTGTCTCTTATCCTTATAGTTAGCTTTTATATCATTTAAAGGAACTTCTGAAAGTTCAGGAAAAATCTTAGAAGCAACAAAAGAATGCATATCTCCAAGACCCTTTTTATAGAAGTTCAATAAATCTTTATCTTTAGATTTATTAGCTAATACTATTTGCTCTTGACCACTATAATCAGATACTACTAATATATCGTAAGGTCTTTGAGCAACAAAACAATTTCTAGTTCTATCAGAAGAAGGAACATTTTGCATATTAGGTTTCTGAGGTATATTCTTTTTCTTATTCGCTTTTTGACCACTAGACAATCTGCCTGTATTCATTATTTGCGTATAATTAGTATGAATACGACCTGTAACAGGATTTATATAATCAAACCAGTTTTCACCATAAGTACTAACTTCTTTTTGATACTCTGCATATTTTAAATAAGTTTTAACAAGCTCAAATTTATCTTTTTGAGGTGCTAATACTTTTTTATCTACAGAGTCTTTCATTAAGCCAGTATCTTTATCCTTAGTTTTAGTACTTACTCCTATTTTATTCATAAGAGGAATTACTTGTTTACCGCTATTCCAATTTATCTTACAACTCACTCCTTCATCAAAAAGAGTCAATTGTCTATTTATAAATTCAGAAAACTTATCAGGATTACTCAGTATATAATTATCTAGTTCATCTTTTACTCCTTTTAAAGCAGTTTTATCTTCATCACATTTCTTTTGCCACGCCTCTCTATCTAAAAATACACCACAGTGCTCTATATAAGCTAGTACTAATACATAACTATTATCTAAAGACATAGTCCTAGATAATCCTTTATTTTTAATATGTACCATTTGCTTACGCATTATTTCATGAAGATATTTTACATCATCAGCTGCATATTTAATTACTCTAGTACTTAAGCCTTCTCTATGAATAGAACCTCTTACAGTCTTATCCATTTCTTTTTTACAGTATTTGTAAGCAAGAAAATCTAAAGCTCTTCGAGCTCTATTATCTCCAGTAGTAAGGATTCTTTCTGCTAACATAGTATCAAATACTTTAACAGGAACAATTCCTTTATAATACAAGAAGCGTAAGTCAAACTTAGCATTCTGCATTATTATTTCTTTAGTCTCTAAGAGTTCTTTATACAAGTTTATATTCACAGTCTCACAGTCAACAACATATTGTTTATCTGCATCTCCAAACTGAGCAGAGATCAACCCGCAAGTATACGGGTCGAAACCTCTAGTCTCAGTATCAAATGCTATGGAATCTAGCTTGTTTAAATATTTTAAAGACTCTTCAACAGTTGTAATACTATATCCTACAGGAGTAAAAGCACTACGTTGATTAGTTATTAAGTATACCATAATTATTTATTTTTAGTCATACATTTCTTTTCCTATAGCTATTCCTGTTATAAATACACACACGAATGCTAATATTAATAATAGATATATATAGGTCATGATGTAAAGAACCAGTTAATATAATCGTCTAAGTAATCTAAAGGACTTTTTCTCCCATAAAATATCCATTTAAGAGAATATACAATTAGTATTATCGGTAATAATACAATGCCTATCGGCAATGATAATATTTTAAGTAATCTTGTTTTCATCGTTTATATCTTTTAAAAGGGTTAATACTATATTCTACTATTCTACTTTCTTTTTCGTAATCATCTACATGATTCAATAAGCCTTCATAATGTAGAACATCGGCTTCTGTACATTCTACTTTAAAATGTTCAGTAATAAGTTTTGCTATTCCTTTAGCATCCCCAAATTTATGGTCCATCTGTAAAGTCTTTATATAAAGACCCATATCTTCCATTTTTACTTTGGGTATAATTAGTTTTTTAGTTTCCATTTGTTTGATTTTTATAAAAGGATATTAGATTTGTATCCCTTGACTTTTTTATAACTATAATATATAATTATAATAAAAAATCAAGGGTAGGCCAAATCCTATGAAAAAAATGCCTACCCTTGATTATTATATACTATTACCCATTAAGAGCATCAGCAATTGCACTATCTGCAGTAGCTCCTGCATACTGAGAACTTCTTACAGTTTCAGAGATAAATACATGCTTAGGTTCTCCTTCTACTACAGTAGAACGAGTGTAAATGTACTTACCA